GAATACATTCCTTATGTATATAAATGCATAGGAACATATGCAATTGGTAAAGATGGATTTATGCTATCTGAACCAATTAGTTATAAATAAGATATTGGGCTTAGGCCCTTTATCTTTTTACTTTTTGCTTTCTTTTATATCCCATCAATTAACTCAATTATTAATCTTAAAACTTAAAACTATGCAAACTATTTTAACAGTAGCATTAGGGACTATCTTCCCTAAAGAAAACATTGACTCTATTATGGAAGTAATTGGTGCAACACCTAATCCTGATGTAGCAACTCAAATATTATTAGGTATCTACCAAGCACCTGGGATGCAAACCCAAGCTGATATAGGTGGTGTAAAGTGTCACTTTATCAGATATGATAAATGGACTGATGCTGTAACGTATTGGTATATGCAACAAGAAACTAAGCATATCTATATCTCTAAAGATACTGATAAGACTCAAATCACTGAAGAAAATTATGAAACCTTTAAGGTATCATATGACTCAGAGAATAGTGTAAGTTACAGTGTAAAACTATCTACACAAAGAAAGGTAGAAACTACTTGTGGCTCAGAGTATTGGAACAGTAAACCATTATTTGAAGACCAATAATAATAAGGGGAGAGAAATCTCCTCTTGTTTTTTCCTTCCTCTTATTTTGCTTTCTTTTATAACCCATTAATTAACTTAAACTATATAATATGACAAAGATTATTACAATCCTTGCAGTAGCCTTTACACTAGCTAGCTGTTCAGTAGGAAAAAACATTAGTGTAGATGCTTGCCCAAATTGGGTAGACAACATCCATAACCCTGATAATCAGGAGTTTGTGGAAGAGTGTGCATTCAACTTAAGTATACCTTCTACTAAGGTAACTCAAGAACAGTTTAACCTTAGATACAAACTATAATGTTAACACTTACACTAGGAATGGCAGTAGCACAATCAGATGCTAAAGACTGGACAACACTAAAGAAAACAATTGCTATTATGCAAATGGTCTTTATGGACATTGGTATAGTAGTACTATGCTGCTGGTAGAAGATTGAGTCCTATATGGACTCTCTTCTAAACCTTTTTGCTTTCTTTTTTTAACCCAGTATTAAATTTAACTCATTGATTACTAATCAATTAATATATATAACATGGACACAACTACAGTACTAGCAATCATTGAGATGATTGAAACACAAAGAAATGTGTTAATCAATGATGATGATATGTTTCAAGAAGAATGTTATGGTGCAATCAGTGCACTAAATGAACTTCAAAGACATCTTCAATCATTCATTGAAGGTCAGCTTAATGCAGAAGAGAACAATACAGTAGAGTAATCTACTGTTTGTTTTTGCTTTCTTTTTGTATCCCATTATTGTACTTAACTAATTAACTAACTTAAATTATATAACATGGCAAATAAATTATTAAACAGAACACCTTATCATATATATATAGATGATAAATGTACTAGAATTAAATTACTTAAGAAAAGACTTTTGTATTTAGTACAGACAAGACAAAGAACACCTTATACCCAAGAACAATGGTTTAGACTATCTAGATTAGAAAATTTCTATTATAAAGAAATGTTATTAGGTTTATCTAAATGGTATGAACAAAGACTTAGACAGTAGAGCAATCTACTGTTTGTTTTTCTCTTATAGACATGGACATGGACATAGACTATATATGTATATTTGCTTTCTTTTTTTGACTTGCTTTCTTTTTTTAACCCATTTTTGAGAGTGATTATATGTTCTTTACACAAAATGTGTACAGACTAACCCATATACTCACAACTCACAATGGCAACATTTGAACAGACCCGCAACATCATGTCAATTATCAACTCTGAAAACATCAGCTTTGACATCATCCTGAATGAGAACACAGGAAAACTATTTGGTAAGGATACCAATGGTAGAACTTACAGATTATCTGATAAGGTTACTGTGTTAGCAGAAGACTTAGCAGTGTCTTGGTTTACACCTGAAACAGGTGAACCTTCATGGATGATACATCCGCAAGGTAAAGCTAATGTAGTATCTACATTAGGACCTAAATCTGCAGTGTCAGCACCTGCAGCAAAGGTAGACTTGACTAAAGCATTTTAGTTAAGACATATAAAACAGTAGGGGGTAATACCTCTACTGTTTTTTTTTACTTAGACTGTAGACATAGACTTAACTGATTGTATATTAATTAGTTAAGCCTGTGTTGTGGTCTCAGGTCTATGTCTTTATGTATTCTGTAACTGTGGCTTTGTGTACTTTGTAGTTAAGCTGTGGGGATTTGGTCCAGGTCTATTGTGTGTGTGAAACTTTGTCTCCACACGGTGAGAGAAGTAGACCAATAATATATAACTTGCTAGTAATCATGTAGTTATAAATTAGTGTTAGTAGTGATTACTGTGAGAAAAATTAGAATTATAATAGATTAAGGTGTGAAATACACATCCAACCACTCTAATATATCTACATCCTTAGCTTTTACTTAAATTATGCTCATTTGTTTTAGGTGGGTCATATAGCTAAGTACTAACTAGATAGCTTAAAACTATATGCAATATGTAGTAGTGATTCTCTACAGCTCAATGAATATGTTTTTGCTATATCTCTATACATATAATATCTCTCTTATTACTTATAGTAATGTTATCTCTTATAGGAAGATGAGAGTAACCCAGGCCTTTAAAATTATTAACCCTTTAACCTTAAATAATATGACATCAAAATTTATAATAGACATTATAGATCTATGTAAAGAAGACAATCTTAAAAAAGAAGAATACAAAGAACAATATGAAAAGTATTATAAACCTTGTGGTTATATGTATGATGAAGAAACAGGTCAGTTGTACATAACTACAGATAAAGATTTTATTATTCAAGAAAATGATAAAGTTTATATGCCTTGTTTAGGAGTGTATATAATCACACATAAACAATTTGATGTTTCTTCTGCTAATATGGAATACTTTGTACAATATGTATAATTGTCAATAGTAAGAAACCCAAACCCTTAAAACTTATAAACTATGCAAGTAGATGACCCAACACATTTTGAATATGTATTAGTTCAATGGCCTGAAACTCAGGAACTTATGGATGAACTTTGGTTTGATGAACATGCAAGCTTAGCAGACTTTAATAAGTTTGGTAACTCAGCTTACTTCATACCAAAGATATTGTACTATCAATTTTTAAATAAACAATTTAAACCCTTTAAACAACATAACTATGTCAGATGATATATTTAAACTAGAACACTCCATGAATTGGTATAAGATAAAAGATACCACACATTTTAATGACTTAGACTATATTGGAAGCAAAGATTCTGATTTTCCTGACACACTAGTAGATGGTGGTGGAAATGATAGAGGACATATATCCTATCAAGCAGCTAAGCAAATTCTTAATGATATGTATAAGTTTACTGATAAGATGATGTTAAGTCCTTCAAGTAAGTATGGTCTTATACTACACTTAGCTTCTGAGAGTCATCATATAGTTAACCCAAAACATTAAACTTTAAAACAATGGATGAAGAATATGAAGAGTATATATGGCAAGATGATGAATCAATCTTTATGCCTAATATAGGAGATAAATAATTAATTAACCCTAAACCCCAACTCAAAGAAAATGGAATTAGAAATTACAGCTGAATCACACCCACTAACTTGGTTAGATGGATTAAACTCTGAATTAAGCACAGCTATATCAGAGTTAATAATGACAAGAAGTCCTCAATTATCTTCAGAAGATTATGAAGATATATCTGATGATTATCAAGAAAATCTTGAATATCAATGGTGGGTATCTGAGCAAAGAGCTCTTATCTGTTCTTTAGAAGAAAAGATTAAAGAGCACAGAGCTACTATATCTCCTGAAAAGTTAAAAGAATATGATGACTTTAATGGAGAAAATATCCCTGATAATCAAGGATATGAATAATAATTGCCCTGATGATTCCTCAAGGGATGAAACACATAGAAATATGTGTAGGCAATGCATAAGGTTAGTGGGTATACTTCATTCGTAAGAACCCACCAGTAACATTCAACTGTGGTAGATTAGTTTAGAACTAGTCTACCTGAAGAATGTAATCAATTAGTAATCAACAACTTAAACCCCAACTCAGACATGGAAGATTTTAAAGATGCAACAGTTAGAGCTATTACAGCTCTTAAATGCTTAGGTATAGAAAGTACTATAGAACTATATGTAGCTGATATACCTCCAGTAGGTACAATCCTTAGAAAAGGATTCATGACAATAGGTGACTTTAAACTTAATAATAGATTAAGAGAAGAGTTAATTGCTTTACAGAAAGAAGCAATAAGCCAAGTTGACCATGATATTGCTTATCATATGGGCATGGATATGTTAGATAACCCTGAAAACTATGGGTTAATCTAACAAAACAAACAATTCAACAATCAAATCAAACAAAAAAACTAAAACCTTGGGTGTGTAGGTCAACCCTTTAGACAGTATTATGAGAAATAATTTAGAAAAAGCAGGATTAAGCTTATCACAAGCAGCAAGTATCTCAAATCTTTGTAATCAAAGAGCATCTGAGATTAGTAATACCATTAGTGGTATTAATAACTCTTCAAAGGTTTTCAAAACCAATGGAGAAACCTACATGCTGCAAGTAGGTAAGCCGGTTCCTACTAATATAGTAGAACTGTTGGTAGAAAAAGGCCAACTGCATGCAACCCAGGCATTCTTGATGAGCAACATCAAGGCTAAGGATGCCTTAATTAATGACCTTAAGAAAGAAAGGTTCATTAATAGCTTAGTGGCCCCAGAGCAACCTGAGTACCATACTTTTGTAATTCAAGACATGGTAGGTGAAGACTGGGGATGGGATAGTCTCTCAAAAGCTGAGTACTCTGAGTATTTGGAGCAAGAAGCCTATGCTTCTCATATTGGTCAGTTTATTCATAAGAATTGTCCTTTGGATGTTCTTAGAAAGGACTTGCCTAATGTGAAAGTCTTAGACTTCATTGAGCTCCAGAGTGGTATAAAAACACCTGTGAAGGTGGAAGCTCACCACACCTCAGAGGAGCTATTGAGCTTCCATGAGAAGTTAGCTGCTTTACACAGAAGCTATGAGCAGAGAGTAAATTACTTCAAGGCCAAGGTTAAAAACTTGGTTACTGAGGAGAATGCTCGCATCTCTAAAGAGAATGCTGTTAATGCATCAGAGATTAATCTAATCAACCAAAAGTTGAGACAGGATTACTCTGACTTAATGAGCACTCATAATGAGGCTGCTACTGTAGCTTTTGGGAATTTTGAGTCTGATAGACAGACTAAGATTCAGCAGGCTTCTGCACTAAGGATCTCCATTGATCCTCGTTTTCAGGGTACCATAGATCTTTTCTTAAAGAACTTGGATCCTGAATCCTAACCACATTGAAGGTGAGTAAGAGATAGGCATAAGCTGATTCTCTTACTCTTTAAACTTAGTAAAAAGGTTCCTAAAAACTCTAAAAAAAATCATATTATTTATTAATATACTAAAAGTACCTTATGGTACACCAACCGCTTTCTCTGTAAACTTAAATACTAGTTTTGTAGGGTCTTTTCACAAAAGATACCAATAGCTTGACAGGTTACCCTATGGGGAAAACTGGCAGCACCTCACAAAAAAGCAGAGTGAAGAACTCTGTGAGGATACACAACAAGACTTAGTTTTTATCTTTGACTTTGAACACAGAGAGAGGTCTTTGGCTTAATTTTAGTTTTTGATTTAGACTATTCAACCTTTTTACTAAGCAACTTTAACTTATTAGTAATCAACAATTTAACAAAAAAACATGGAACACAATTTTGAAAAAGAGTTCATCTCTTATGAACAGGCTTTACATTTAAAAAAATTAGGTTTTACTGACCCTTGTATGGCATCTAAAGATATGGATAATGGTGAAGGACTTGTTCAATTACCACTATATCAACAAGCATTCAAATGGTTACAACAACAACTTGAAATACAAAGAGGTACAATGGACTTAGATGAAGAAGAAAAAGAAAAACATTTAAATAACTTAATAAAAAAACTTAGAATACAACATTATGAGAGATAATTCAAGTAAACAACATATCTAATGCATGAGTTATGCTAATACTATCCGACTAAAGGGCTTCGAATATTAGTTATAACTTGTGCTTAGATTAAAAGGATAAGTATGTAGATAAGTCTGCCCCACATATCTTTAAATACACAGGAAACGTGCAGATACCTGATGTAGCATACCTCTTTCCTTAAATCTTTAAACATCTATTACTTAATTCCACTGTTAATCAAATAGTTATCTGTTTGTTTGTGGGTTAAGTAGTAGATTATCTAATTAATAACTTAAAACAAATAAGATGGATATAACTAAATGTAAAGATGACACATGTCCTTTAAAGGAACTTTGTTACAGATTCACCTGTGAAGCAGACCCAGAAATGCAATCATATTTTATTGATTCTCCTAGAGACCAAGATAAGTGTGAGATGTTTTGGGGTAAAAAATCAGAAAGTATACTTAACCAACTAAAAGATATAACTAATGGCAAAGAGAATTGAAGAATTACAAAAATGACACAGTTTTATGCAATATACTGCATATTATGATACAATTGTTATAAAATAGTTCTTATTACTAACCTTAAAATTATAAACATATGATAGACATGAAGCAAATTCTAGATGATTACTTAAATTATTTAATCAGTGAGTATGAACAACAGCCTTTGCCTCAAGATACATATGATGGTGGAGAAGTACAAGAGTATTAATCATGAGTATTATCCACAGATTGTAATGATTTGTGGATAATATTAAACAAAACTAAATAATATGAAAACACCTGAAGAAATAAGAAATGATATATTGATTAAGGGTCATAGATATGCTTCTACTAAATGTAGAATTAAAAGTCAAGCTACATTTAATAAATATGAAAAAATTTTAGGTCATTTTGTGGATGGTTATGAGCAGTGTAAAACAGATATGGCTGATAAGAAATACACAGAATTGCAGTTAAGGTTTTTTGCTAATGAATTGATAAAAGGTGTAGAAGAAAAAAACAAACAAGGATATGAGGATATTAAAGTAGATTATGAAAGTTTAATTTTATCACTAAACAAACAAAACTAATATGGAAACTAAAGAAGAAATAGAATATGTTAGCGGTTATTTAAGCGGATATAACCAATGCCAAGAAGATATGGCTAAGGAACTTGAAATGCACATTTTACTTAATGAACATGATTGGAGTAGGAATCCACAAGCACAATTAAAAGATTTTATCAACTCACTAAACAAACAAGACTAATATGATAATAATAGCAGCATTTATAATAACAATTCCATTATTTTCTATAGCGTTAGAACTTAAAAGACTTAATGATAAAAAACAAGACTAATATGTTAGTCAAAAATAACAATTTTAAACAAAATAACTAATATATTAACCAAAAACCAACCAAACATGAAAACAACAATCAAATCAATCATGATATTGCTTATATGCTTTATCACATTAAATGCAAATGCTGCTCCAAAAGAGCCAAAAGCCTTCATAGAAGGTATATTCTTAAATCAAGCTTCTGTTTCATATACATTATATGAAGTATTAGATAACAATGAGTACAAAATAGTAACTTCTGCCGTTAGTAGAAGAAACTATAGATTAGGTTTTAGTCTTAATAAAGAATATGTACTAAAATTTGAAGACAAAAATGGTAAAATTAAGTATATGATCTTTATAGCTTATGATAGTGTAGATCTTATTATGGATGTAGACTTTAAATCAGACAAAAGCATTAATTTAGTATATGATGGTGAAGAAACCTTTATTACTCCTATTGATGAAACATTAGTATTAGCAGGAAAATGAGAAAAATATTATTTTATACTTGGGTAGCACTAGGAATTATTATAGGTACTCCAATAGTACTATTAGTATTACTAGGTGTTTGGATTCAAGCTCAGTATCATAAATTGAACTGTAAAAAGTGTAGATACTAGGTAAGAGATACCTTAAGGGGATAATAGGACCCCTTTGAACAATCCTATTAGTGAGACCCCAAGAAAGTAATTTTTGAACTCACTTATACTAAAGGAGGACCTCTCTAAAGCCCTGGCACGGAGCATGAGGTTAGTGCTGACCTTTTTATCATGAGTAAGATCTAAGTAAGTTTTTAAAAGGAAAAACCGCTTTAACATCTAGTCCTCAGTGTAATCTCAGCTGGGGCAAACTTTTCTGGGGTAGGTCATATATACACTCTCTTGTCAGAGGGTGAGAAGGTTATCCATCGTATTAATAGGTATAACCCAGTAGGTTGAATATTCCTAAAATTAGTTATCTTTAATATAGAATATCAGACCTTTAAATTCATAAGATCATGGATATCAAAGACTGGCTGCTAGGAAAGACTAGTATTTTTTAAATAACTAACTAAAAACTATACATTATGAAAACAATAGAAGAAAACTTTTATATGTCCTTAATCCAATTACAGCTAGCTAATGAAGCCTGGTTGTACACATTCTTATACAACTAACCTTATGATAAAAATATATTACCTATTGACCTTAGTATTTCTTATGTATGAACTGTATAACATTGCTAAGCCTTATAAGCTTTATAATTCAAAGATGATAACCAAAGATGACACAGAAATCCATATTAACATTAGATACTTTAATCTTATTGGTATCATGTATATTGTTTGGTTATATATTGGAATCTTTTTTACAAATCATGACAGAATATTTATAGCAATAATTTTAGTTAACTTAATTACTGAATTATTTAAAAGAAATAAAAGTTATTATACTACTATAGGTCTAATTACTACAAAATCAGTAGTATCTGCTGTATTGTTAGCTTATCTAGCCTTTAAATATTTTTCAGTATGATATTTCAAGTATTAAAGAAAACAACAGCAACTTCTTCTTATAAAAAAGTACAATTACACTATTTAAGAAATAATGCTATATTTGCAAAATCTTATTTTGGTCAAAAACTAATTGAAAATATTGTGGGTGAAAAAGGTGGGTATTTTTAATGTGGTAGTTTTTAGTATTCACACACCCACACCTTATTGATTTTGTAGCTCAGCTGGATAGAGCAACAGCCTTCTAAGCTGTGGGCCCTTGGTTCGAATCCAAGCAAGATCACAAACTAAACTATACATTATGAAAGACATTGAAGGTTATAAGAGTAAGGAAGTTAAAGAAGACTTCTTAAGGAAAATACAGAATATGGAAGATTACTTTATAGAGAATAAAGTAGGGACTACTACCAAAGATGGTAGATATACATATGAATATTTATTAATGTTAAATAAAACATATGAACTATTGTCTAATAGGAAAACCCTAAAAGATGAAGAGGTTAATGATCTTACAATAGGAGACATATCATGAAACAATTATTAACTATAGTACTGATAATCAGTAACTTAAGCATATTTTCTCAAACAGATTTAGGTATTAAAATGGCTACATTAAGTGAGAAATATCCAGATGTTACATTTTATAGAATATATGACTGGGAAGACCCTTCAGAACCAAACATCAGGTATTTTACAGCAGACTTTGGATTTCAAGAATATTATTATCTAACTGATTCCTTAGAAACAATTACAACCTGTATGTTTAAGTATCACAAGTTTAGACTACCTTCTTTAATAATGACATATAATGAACAATATAAAGTCACTAGAAAAGATGAACTTTGGGAATATAGTTTAGATAAAGATACTTATGTAATAGTAAAACTTGAAAGAAACACTAAAGGTAGTGAAAATGATTACTTTATTACATTTGAGACATATCTAGAAGACCAAAGAAAGTACAAAGAACACTTTATTTACTTACCACAGAACTAATTTGCAATTCGCGAATTGAGGATTAACTAAAAATAATACTAGTATGATAGAACTAAATAAGGTACTAACAGCTGAAGAAACAGCTAAGGAGTTGATGAGACAACATTATATTGAGAACTATAAGACTTATGCTGATTATGATATGAGCAATGCTAAGCAGCATGCTTTAATTACAACTAAGTTCTTGTATAAACAGTTAATTATATCTCATAAAAAATTAGTGGCCAGTGGTGTAACCAAATCTTCTATAGAAGAGACAAGCACTTATAAGTTTTTAGAGGAAGTAAAAGCTTATATAAATAAATTTGAAGGATCAATACTAGAATAATGGCAATAAAATCAATAAGTGTAGAAATAACAATAGAAGACATACAGCAATTACTAGAAAAACATTTAGTTATAAAAGATAAACAAAAGTTTGCTGAACTAATAGTAGGTCATCTTTCTAAGAGTAATATAGCTTTAGAACAAACCTATAAAGGTTTACTAGGAATGTATCCTGAATTTAACTACAAAGAAGGTAACTGGGTATACATAGATATTTCTAATTTAACATCTTGGAGAATGAATAAAGAATCTACTTTAAAATTACCAGGTGCTTTAGCTCAGTGTATACCATGTGAAATAACTAGTGTTGATGCATATAATGCAGCTCCTTATAATATCAGTTTTAAATATGTAAAAAAAGATACAGAAGAAGTTTTAGATGAAACTTATTATGTAGAAGAAAAACATATAGTTAAAAAAGTAGAAAATCTAGTAGATGTATTAGATGAGCTGGAAGAATTACAAATAAATAGTGAAGATGTAACATCTTAAAAATAATTTGTATATTTGTTAAAAAAATTATTATGGACTTAAATAAAAAAGAAGAAGCTAGCTGGAAAAATATAGACTTAGCTTTTAATGAAGAAAAAAGCTCTTTTAAGAAGAAGAGAAAGTATGTATATTTAGAAAAATATGAAGAAACAGTTGATACTTTAAGAAAAGATCTAGTTTCTTTAAAGAAAATTACTACTATGTTAGCTTGGTCTATTGTAGTTGTAACAATTATTTTAGCATTAACTATTAGTTTCTTATAGACAATGATAATTCAAATGCCAAATGGAAAGGTAGTCCATTTATCAATAGAAGAATACCTAAGCTTGTCAGATACAGATCTACAAGATTTGAATGGTATGAATATAGGGAGTTACCCCACTTCTCATTGGCATGATTCATCAATTAAGAAAGAAACCAAAGTTATCAAAGAAAAAGAAATTACTTTAGACTATGATCTAGATAGTGAAGAGATGATCTCCTCATTAGATATATCAATTAACACTCTAACAGTAGATGATATAGAAACTATAGTTAATATAGAAGATGTATCAGAAGACCCAGATTAAATACTATGTGCACAATAGTATTAATATGTTTAAACCAGGATGAGTCTCCTGGTTTTTTGCATTTATAATAAACCCTGACTCAAAAATCAATTAACAATTAACAATTAAAAACCAAAAATCATGAACTCAAAAGTAACAGTAACAGCAGATGAATCAACAGGAGCAGTAGTAATCATCTCTAAAAACAACACAGAGTGGGGACACATCAGATTACAACAAGTAAAATCATCATTTGATGAGAATGGTTTTACTAGAAAAAAAGCAATCAGTGCATTAGTACATGGCACAGTAGAAGATTTAAAATCATTCAACTGGTCTGCAGGTAAAGAATTACCAGGCAAGATTGCATTCAAAGAAAGTTTAGAGCCATTCAACATGAATAACCCTGAGCGTGACTACAAAATTGCTGGTAAAACAGGTGTAGTATGTTGTGTAGATGGACAACCAGTTTATAGAAAGACTTTCTATACATTAAGCTCTTCAACTGAAGATGTAGTAATTGCACACAACAACACAGAAGATATTAAAGCAGCTTATGCTCAAGTATCTGAAAATGTAGTATCAGATTTAACAGATCTATAATTGTAAACAAACAAATAAATAAATAATAGGGGTAGGATAATAATTCTACCCCTTTTTTTTTAACCATTTAAACTCCAGTAACATGCAAACAAAAACAAGTAGATTTGAAAAAGATCCCTACAATTCTTATCAGAATTTCTTATACAATAGAGCTTTATTTGGCTTGAGTATATATTCACAGGATGAGATCTCAAAGATGAGTATAGAAAAGAAAAAAAGAATTAACAAGTCTTATAAAAAATGTCAAATTGTTGTAAATTTACTTAAACAAGAAGTAACTAACCAACTTGCTAATGAATTTTTTGTAAGAATATTTCCTGGAATGGAGATAACAAACAGTTTAGTAAATTATTTTGGTACTGAAGGTCATCCTGATCATGTAAACAACATGTCATTCAAGATGCTTAAGATTAACAAACCATTAGTAATAGCAAGACTTATTGAAAGAAAAGTATTACCTAAGAATTTTAACCAACTAACCCCAACAGAATTATGCAAGTAGAATTTATAGTAAATGGTGGAGTATCCTTGCTTTTTGCTCCTGAGAATGAAGCTGAAGAAGCTTTATTAAAGCAAATGATGAAGCAAGACAATGACCTTAATGAAATTAGATCAGCTGTAACAGTTCTTAGTAAAACTTTTAGAAATGGTGTTCTTATTTGTAAGAAATCAGCAACAAGAGAAGTACTTGAGACTAAAACACCTGAAAATGATACAGAAGAAAAAGATTTGTAGTAAATGCAATCTTGAATCTTTTATCTGGACAAGCCGGGGTGGTGAGAAATAAATTTTTAACTATCTGGAAATTTTAGTATATTTACAATATATTTTTAAAAATTTCCAGATGTTAATTTATTATGTTTATACTCATACAAGACTAGATACTAATGAAGTATTTTATGTAGGAATAGGTAGAACTCCTAATTCTAAAAATTATTTTAGAGCTTATACTAAAGCAGGAAGATCATCAGAATGGTTTTCTGTTTTAGAAGAATGTAACTTTAATTATAAAGTTGATATAATAAATACTTTTGATAATCATTTAGATTGTTGCAATAAAGAGTTATATCTTATATCATTATATGGAAGAAAACATTTAAAAGAAGGTCTTTTAGTAAATAAATCACCAGGAGGTCATAAATGGAAAGATTGTATAAAAGTTTATCAGTATGATCTTAATGGTAACTATATTGCTGAATGGATATCACCTAAAATAGCAAGTTCTGTTCTTAATATTAGATATGATGGTATTTATGCAAGTTGTAGATTATTTTTTAGAGCTGGTAATTATCAATTTAGATCTTTTAAGAAAGATAAAATTGAACCATATGTAGATAGTAAATTAAAAAAAATTTATCAATATACTCTTTTAGGAGTTTATATAAAAGAGTATAATTCTATTAAAGAAGCAGCTTTATCAATAAAAATTAAACCAGAAAAATTAAGTGATTGTGCTAAAAAAAATAGAAAATGTAAAAATTATGTTTGGAGTTTTTCTCCTGATTATTGCATAGTAAAAAGAATAATTTCTCAATATGATTTAAATAATAAATTAATTGCTCAATATACAATATTATCAGAAGCAGCTAAAGCTTTAAATGTAACTAGTATTAATTCAATTGATTGTGCTATAAAAGGAATAGTTCAAAAACAAGCTTATGGGTATATATGGAAAAGTGAAAATAATGTAAAAATAATAAATAATGCAAGTAAAAAAGAAACTTTGTGATGTATGTAATAATCTTTCTTTTATTTGGAAAACATCTGGAACTGGGGGCAAGAAGCTTTGCAAAAAGTGTTCAACTACTGGAGTTGACATGAAAAAACCAACAACTAAAGCAAAGCCTATTGCTCCCCGGTCCCAGAAAAGATCTAAAGAAGAAAGACTATACTCTGCTAAGAGAGTATTGTTTTTACTAGAATTCCCTATGTGTCAAGCTAATATTCAAGGAGTATGTAAAGGTCAGGCTACAGAAGTTCATCATAAGAAAGGTAGGATTGGAAATGATCTACTTGATGAGACTAATTGGTTAGCCCTATGCCATAACTGTCATGAGTATGTAGAAAATCATAGAGAATTTGCTATGGAAAAAGGATTTAGTATAAAAAGAATAACATGAGTGAAAAATACAAATTAAAATTTGGAAAACATAAAGGTAAAAAATTACTAAATATTCCTATGGACTATTTAAAATGGTTATTTAGTCAAGATTTTTGTCCTAAACCTGTAGAAAATTATGTAAATAGTAATAAGGATATACTTAATAATGTTTTTAAATTGACAGAAGAAGAAAAACAATTAAAACATAATAAACATCCTAATTATTATGGCTTATTTAAAGATAAAACTTATATAAATAATATGGAAAATAAAATATGTCCAATATGTGCAAAGAATGCAGACAGTTCTAAATCAGTTGAATGGGCTAAGAAGCCTTGTGATGACTGTACAGAACTCATGTCTAAAGGCTTTGTATTAATAGGAGCTGTTGAACAGAAAACAGTAGATGTAACAAATCCTTATAGATCAGGAGATGTATGGTGTGTAGATCAATCAGTAGCAGATACTTTATTTGCTCCTAATCCTGCACCACCATCAGGTGTATCTTTTATTGACATTAATGTTGCTAAAGAGTTAGACTTACCTAATATTAATTATGATGCTTAGTATAGAAAAAAAAGATTTAGAAAAAATACTAACTACTTTAAAAGCAGCAGAACATTCATTAAAGATAGAAAAACCTAGTTTTACTACAAGGATGATGGTATTAGAAGTTATTGATTTAATAAAAAAGAAATACATTAAATCTTAAATTATGGGACAATATTATATAGCAATAAATACTGATACAATGGAATGGATTCCACCTCATGATTTTGATAATGGAGCTAAACTTATGGAACATTCTTACCTAACTAACAACTTTGTAGAAGCTGTAGAGTTTTTATTATTGGATGATAGTCAAGATAAATCAAGATGGGCTGGCCAAAGAATAGTATGGGCTGGAGATTATGCTGATGGTGAAGATACAAAAGATCTTTCTAGAAATCTTTATGATTTATCTGAAGATAAAGATAAACTTGGAATGCTTATTGAAGCTATACCACCAAATTATCATTATTTAGTTAATTGGGACAGACAAGAGTTTGTAGATAAAACTAAATGTAATTCTACACATTCTCATGATTTAAAAGTTCATCCTTTACCTTTGTTAACAGCAGAAGGAAATGGAAGAGGTGGTGGAGACTATCATGGAGATAATGAAAAATTAGTAGGAACTTGGGCAAGAGACAGAATAAGTGTTATGAAAGAGCCTCCTATTGGTTTTACAGAGATTATTCCTAACTTTACAACAGACTAAATATTATGACAGTTATTCATGAATTACAGCAAATAATGTGGGTTAGAACACCTCATGGAGATGGGCAAGTTCTATTTCTTATGGACTATGGTGTACATGAAAATACAATATTTGTTGTAGCTCTTGAAAAAACTGGTGTTATTAAACATTACAACAGTAATGATGTAACCTTATGTAAAAATCATACAATAAAAATGAATATTAATGAAAAAAACTAAAGATCAAATACAAGCAGAAGCACTAGATGCTTTAAGTAAAGTAAAAAGAGGAACTGTGGCTATGTCAGTAGGAACTGGTAAAACATTAGTAGGATTAAAACATATGGCTTCTTTGTATCATGATAATGCTTTCTTTCTTGTAGTTGCTCCAAAAGTTTCTATATTTCAGTCATGGAAAGATGATGCTAAAAAGTTTGATATGGAGTATTTAATATCTCATATTACTTTTAGTACTTATTTATCACTTATAAATCAAGATATAGATTATCAAGCAGTATATTTAGATGAGGCTCATTCTTTGTTAAAATCACATTCATTGTGGTTAAATGATTATCAAGGCATCTTAATAGGATTAACAGGTACACCACCAAAAATTGAACAATCAGAAAAAGGAAAGATGTTTAAGCAATTTATTCCAGTAGTATACAAATATGAAACAGATACTGCAATAGAAGACAACATTCTTAATGATTATAAAATTATAGTGCACACCTTAGAACTAGACACAAAACAAAACATGAAAGCAGGCAAAGCACCAAAGTTCTTTTATACATCAGAATCAGCCAACTATAAATATTGGACTGGTAGATGTCATAGAGCTAGTAGTGATAAGGAAATTCATATGATGAGAATCATGAGAATGAAAGCCATAATGAACTTTCCTACTAAGGAAGCTTATGCTAAAAATTTGTTGATGTCTACTACTGAGAAAACTTTACTGTTTGCTAATACTCAAGAACAAGCTGATAGACTTTGTGATAATAGTTATCATAGTGGTAATCCTAATTCTGAATACAATCTAGAAGACTTTAAAGATGGAAAGATTGATGAGTTAAGCTGTGTATTACAGTTATCAGAAGGTATTAATATTCCTAATCTTAAAATAGGTATAATTATGCATGCTTATGGTAATGAAAGAAAAGCTAGTCAAAGAATAGGTAGGCTTTTAAGATTAAACCCAAATGATAAATCTACAATACATGTATTATGTTATATAAATACTATAGATGAAGATTGGGTAATCAAAGCTTTAGAAGATTATGATCAAACAAAAATAACCTGGATATGAGCCACCAAAATCTAAAAGAAGGAGATGCACTTAACATCACATTAATGCTTGCACATGTTAGATGTTTATCAGAACTAATTCATACCTTGCCAGAGCACAGGTATCAGTTTAAATCTTACTTTAAGAAACTATTTACTACTGTTAAAGATTATGAAGAAGCTTTAAATAAGCTTACTAATTATCAAGAAGGTACTAAAGATTCAAAAGAACAACAAGAAATATATGATTTGTTAATGGACTTAACTTATGATGTAAGAGATCAAGTAATTAAAAATAGAAATAATGGAAACAACAACCCTGGACCCAATAGTGGAGAAACAGCTTGAAGCTGAAATTAAAGAGATGACTGAACCTAGTAAGGCTATAATTCTTTATAATGATGATGTAAATTCATTTGAACATGTTATTGAATGTTTAATATTATACTGCAATCATTCTATTGAACAAGCTGAACAAATAGCATCTATTGTACACAATAATGGTAAATGTGATATAAAACATGGTAGTCAGAAAAAGCTTAAACCTATTTATGAAGCATTACAAGAGAATCATTTATCAGTAAAAATAGAATAACATGGATTTACCTAAACTTGATGAGCATATATTAATGCAAAACTCAGAACTAAGAACAATAGAAACTCCCATCAACCGGGGTACAACTATTAAGTGGCATGGATCATGGGATTACAAGAGTAATCTTAATGAAACTACATTTAAAACATTAACAAAACAACCTTATCCTCATAAATTAATTGAGTCTACTGAAGTTGATTTAAACCCAGTAGCAAATATTAAATTTTATAAGGTAACAATTAAAAGATTTTAATATATTTGCAACATGGCAACAACAGCAATACAAATAGGTGACATAAAAATGAAGTTTATGACTCTACCTGCACACTTAACTAATGATGAGGGTGTAAAACAATTCTTAGATATTACTTTATATCAATGTGATGAAGAGTTTATCCCTACAGGACCATCTTCTCATAGTATGCATGAAGATGATGAAGAAACATATCATAGAAACTTAAGATTACAAGCAACTGAAAAAGGTCATTATGTACCTGAAGAGTCAACAGACCCACAATGGAACCCTAACTACATAGAACCAGAAGAAGATGGAAATGAAGACACCCTTCCAAGTGATATGCTTGGACAACAAGAGCAAGCCTAATGATATCCCTAACTCTAAATGGTTAGTAGAAGGTGAGACTTACACAGTAACTAAAATAGCAAAATTATTGATTCAAGGTGGTATGGTAGGTTTTAAGTTAGAAGAACTTAATATTGACTCATATTTTCCTTATCAATTTTTTGCAGCCAATAGATTTGGCTTACCAGTGACTCAAGACTGGGACATAGAAGCAGCTTTAGAAAAGATTCTAGAAGAAGCTAAAAATGAAGTACATGAACTTAATCAATACTACTCAGAATGAAAATTAATTTAAAAGATTATGCTAAGGATACATTATTCTTAAAGCATATAGAAACAATTTTGACTAATCAGTCAGAAACAAAAGGCTTGTCTAGGACAATAAGAAGCCTAATTATTGAAAGAGATATAATAGAAACAGACTTAGAACTAGGTGGAGAATGCATCTTAGAACTTGATAAACCAAGATTAGAAGCCATCAAGGAAAAAAATAAAATGTTAGTATTCACAAGTAAACAAGAAGATTATTAATATGAAACATTTAAGTTTAGAAGCAGAAAATGAAGGCTTAAAACAATTACTAAAAAATGGTATAATTTATATTAACTATTGGTCTACTGATTGTGATGGCTGTAGTTCTGCTAACAATACATCATTTCAAGATATGGAATCTTTAGAAAAGTGGATTAAAAATTCTTATGAAAATGATGAGGGAGCTTGGGGTTGGGACTATGCAACCAAAGACACCTTAATTGAAGAAGCTCCAAGAGGTTATTGGGGTATGTAATATTAACAATTAAAACAAATAAAATGTCAGAAGTAAAAGCAATAAAAGGTGGAGAGTTATTTAAGAAAACTAAAGAAGAAAAAGCAGCTTTAAAAGCAGCAAAGTCAGCATGGAAAAAAGCAAATCCTAATACAAAATGAGTCAAGAAGCTATCCATAGTGTAATATTAAAAAAGTCTGGAAACAAACTTATTTATAAAAATCCTAATGATGAAGGCTTATATAAATTATTTGTAAATAGTTTGTCTGAAGATCATTTAGTTCAAGTATTCTTTGAGGCTAATTTAACTGATGGTACATATACACAAATTTCTAAAATTAAAGTATGTATTAGAGAATTAGCTAAAGAAATAGGTGATACATTTGAAAATGTAGAAAGAAATATAAAAACAGCTAGTGGCTTATCATCAGAAGTAAATGGTGAAATAGAATATAAATCATTTGCAGATTGCTCTAAAGATGAGCTAAGCCTTACAATTCAGACTTTAATAGAAAGAGGAGATTTTGTTAATATTAACTTTCGGTAACAGGCTTACCTGTTGTTGCATCAATCTCAACTTCTTTTATTTTATTTTGAGCTATAGCCATTCTTTCAATCTCAAATACAAGAGTTATTAGAATATGTATGTTTAACTCAAATAAAGTTGTAGAATCTTTTTCTTCCTTATACTTTTTAAGAGCTTCAACATACTCTTCTTTAGGGACAGATTCAGCTAAAGCTAATAACAATTGTACAAGACTTTCATAGTATGCACCTGATACTTGAATATCTACTATTGATTTATGATCAATAGTTTTATATTTAATAGTTTCTTCCATACAGCAAATATACAAAAAAAATAATATGAGCACACTAGATTCAGTAAATTTAGAAGAAGTAAAAACAAAATTGTATGAGAAATTAAAAAGCTCAGGCTGGGGAGATAAGTTAAAAACTTTTATTCTTAGTAGTGAATATGATTATATTCTTAATACATTACTAGCAGAGGCAAGAGCCGGCAAAAGATTCACACCACCAGTAAAACAGATGTTTAGAGCATTTGAGGAATGTCCATTAGACAAACTAAAAGTTGTAGTAATAGGTCAAGATCCTTATCCTCAAATATATGTAGCTGATGGTATAGCATTTTCATGTAGTAATATTGGTAAACCTGAAGCATCATTGAGATATATGTTTAAAGCTTTAGAAGAAACAGTATATCATGAAACTTATACAGGAGATGCTGATTTGGCTAGATGGTCTAATCAAGGAGTACTTATGTTAAATTGTGCTTTAACAACTACAATTCATAAAACAGGAACTCACTATGAACTTTGGAGACCTTTCTTAGTATTCTTACTAGACTTTCTTAGTGTTAATAACCCTAACTTAATCTATGTATTTATGGGTAAGAAAGCTCAGGAATGGGCGGAACTAACACCGGAGTATTCAGAGAAGATCTTTACAAGTCACCCAGCATCAGCAGCTTACAAGGAATTACTATCTTGGGACTGTAATGATGTATTTAATAAAGTAAATATGCTTACAAAAAAACAATTTAACCAAGAAATAATATGGTAACAAATGAAATGAAAAAGCTTGAAAAAGAACAAGAGGAAGATGTAAAAATTTTTTGTGATAACTTTTATTCAAAGTATGGAACACAACCTAAAGTGCTTTATTTAAATAGAAATAATAAACTCAGACCTTTATCTCTATCAGATGTTGAGAAAATTGTTAATTTTGTAATGTATAAGAAGTTTGGTGATGTTTATACAGTAAAACAAAGAGTTAGAGATAGAGATTTAATATGTTACAGACAAGCTATGTTTTATCATCTTCACAATATGGGTTATACTTTAGTAGGTATTAGTAAATATTTTGGATTTAATCATTCAAATGTTTTACATGGTATAAACAAAATAAAAAGTTTTATTGAAATTAAAGAAGAAACAACCTTAACAATACTAAAAGAAATAGAAGATGGCTTTAAAGAAACAGATGAACTTGTTGATATTATTCAACAACATAACAGAGGAGAAACTAACTCCTAACCAATTTTACCTACTTTATTGCATTCATTATAGTATAGCTCCTCCTAATATCAATGTTCATCAAGAACTAAGATTATTAATACAGGATGCTTGGCTTACACAAAATGATAAACTTTATCTTTTAGAACCTAAAAGTATGAGTTTAATCAGTAAAATAGAATCTTATTTTGCAGTACAGCTTAAGAAGTCTGATAACTCAATTATGGGTGATGACTTTGATGCTAATGCAGAAAAGTATAATACTTTATTTCCTAGAATGAAACTAGGTAGTAACAAGCCTGCTAGAGCCCCAATCAAAGAGATTATTACTTCTTTTAGATGGTTCTTTACAGAGCATGATTATACTTGGGATGTAATATTAGATGCAACTGAGTTATATCTTGAGGCTGAAGAAGCTAAAGGGTATAAATATACCAGAACTTCTAAATATTTCATTAGAAAGCAAGAATCTGATAAGTCATGGTCATCTGATTTAGCTGCTTATTGTGATTTAGTACTTAATGGTGAAGAGTTCAAAGAACCAATCTTTACTGAAAAAGTATTTGGTAAATAATGCAATTGATTATCAAGTACTTGTAAAAAAGTATTTGAAATATTAAAGTTTTTAAGTAAGTTTGCTTAAAGAAAAAAAACCAACAAATAATCAAAATACATGGCAAAAATTAGATGGAAGACTCAGAAAGAGGGCTTTGTGGAATCCTTGGCTTATCTACAAGGCAGAATGCATGGTACAATAACTAGTATCAAAACTCCTTGGAATTCTTTTAATGAAGCAACAGTTAATGGTATAGAATGGCATTCTACTACTGTTATTGGAGCTAGACCAGCCACAGGTAAAACTATTATTAAAGATTTATTAGTAGCTGGGGCATTTAAATGTAATCCTTCAATGTCTTTTAGAGTTTTAGAATTTCAGTTTGAGATGGTAGGTAGAGTATCTGCAATTAGAAAGTATTCAGGTCATACAGGAAAAACCTATAAACAACTTTGTAGTGGTGATGCAAAATTAAGTGATGCAGACTTTGAAGCTTGTAGAGCCTTTGCTAAAGAACAAATAAAGTATCCTATTGACATAGTAGATGAACCCTGTAATATCTTAGAGTTTAAAGAAATCATTGAAGAATACATGATTGAACATTCTAGTTTAAATGCAGATGGTAAAAGAATCTATAAAAATACTATTGTCACATTAGATCACTCTATTTTATTAAAGAGAGCTCCTTTTGAGAAAGATGTCTATGACACTCTATATTCATTAGGAGAAATGGTAACAACTCTTAAGAAGAGATACCCAATTGCTTTTATAATAGTTAGTCAACTTAATAGAAATATTGACAGCCCTGAGAGAAATGAAGATGGAAAGTATGGTAACTTTATTTTAGAATCTGATTTATTTGGAGCAGATGCTTTGCTTCAACATGCAGATACATTAATAGGACTTAATAGACCAGGTAAACAAAAAATTATTTACTATGGTGTAGAAAGATATATTATAAATGGAGATAAAACCATAATGGCTATGCATTTTCTTAAGTCAAGAAATGGTGAAACAGGCGTAGCTTTTTTTAGAACTGAGTTTGAAAGAATGAATATTGTAGAAATAGATACACCACCACAACAAGTAAGAAAAGTAAGAATATGATAACAACCTATGGAGTAGACAAAAAAGAGAATCTTAAGTTAATTAAAGATTTTCATAGTAAAGCAATGTTGGAAAATGGTGATGCTGATAGTATCATTATACCAAAAATGGCCTATAGGCCTACAGGAAAGACTGAAGTACATATCAGTTTTTTTCACAGTGAAATTAGTAGAGGACAAGATCTTTTTATTGAGTTCACAAATAGAGACAATGTTCCAGAAGATATAGAGAGAGCTTTATATTTATGGAGATTCAACCCTCACTTTGATGAGGAGTATGAGAAAACAGAACCAGCTGCAGTAACAGGACACATAAGATATCTTGTACCTGTAGATGAATTAAAATTAATTAAGAAATATAGTATTTCTGAACCTACTGTAGAAGCAGATATTGCTCCTCCAGTTAAGACAAAAAAGATAGAGACAAAGACTATTGAAACTGACTTTGACTTGCCAGATTTAAGCTTAGATCCTCCTATTAATGAGATGACTATGCTAGATCTTGCAGCAATATTATTGAACAAACCAGTTAGTAAAAAAGAATGGCTTAATAACATAATAAAAAACAAATAATGGAAAATAATGAAGTAATCAAAACAGAAGCAGACTTAAGTAAGTTTCTAACAACACTAATTGACTCAAAGAAGTTACCTTCTCATATTAAAACTGTAGAAGAAGCTTTTACTATTGCTCAAATGGGTAAAGAATTAGGCTTTCCAACAATGCAAGCATTTCACTATATCATACCTATTCAAGGTAGATTAAGTTTAAGTGCTAAAGCAATTGGTGCATTACTAAGAAGAGGTAATATAAAGTTCTATACTAAAGAAGATGGTGTATATGTTTATCCTGATGGATCTACAGATATTATGTCACCAAAACCTGATGGTACTAAACCAGCTGATAGAAGAACTACAATTGTTTTTACTAGAGAAGGTATGGATGAGGTATGTTCATTTACATGGAAAGATGCTACTCTTCAAGGTTTAACTAGTAAAGATAACTGGACAAGAATGCCAAGAGAAATGCTTTATGCTAGATGTCTTGCTAAAGGTGCTAATAGAATTGGTGCTGATATGTTACTAGGTTTGTATACCGCAGAAGAACTTGCTGATACTTTCTTAAAAGAAAATCAAGTTAAAAGAAATGATGATGGTACAATCTCAGAAGTAGTAGATACAAATTATACAGAAGTTAAATAATAACATAATAACATAAAAAATAAATAACATGAGCGGAAAATTAAGTACAAAAGACATCAAAGTTGGTGGAGAAGGAGTTGCTAAAACATTAGAACCAGGATCTCAAAAATGTAAAATTAACAATGTAGCCCTTGAGGATTTTAAATACAAGGAAGGTGCATATAATGTTTTATTAAGTTTAGAAAGTGAATCAATGGGTGATGCATTTGAAGGCTTCTTTATTAACAAAGACAAGCCTGAATTAGGTAGACATGCTGGAAAAGTAGGTACAGTTAAATTAACTGAATGGGCTTTTGCTGATGGTGAAACTAAATCTGGTATTGCTGTAAGCAGAGATAAAGAATTATTAAAAGCTCTTAAACAATTGTGTATTAGCTTAGGTTGTGATTCTTGGTTAGATAAGCAAGACAATAAACATGATACAGTTGAATCATTGTTTGCTGCTTTTGGTAAAGACAAACCTTACAAAGATACTTTATTTAATTTCTGTATTGCAGGTAAAGAATATCAAAACAAAGCTGGATATAACAGCTATGATTTATATTTACCAAAATATAGTAAAGATGGTGTACCTGTTGAATCTTTAACTGCTGAACCAAGTAAACTTATAAAGTTTGCAGAAGGTACTCACATTAAAAGAAAAGCAGTTACAGCTGTTAGTGAGTTTGGAGATGCTACTGATTTAGATTTACCAGGTGGTCTTATCACAAATTCAGGAGCAGACTTTGATCTTTAATATTAACAAGGGGAGCTAATAACTCCCCTTTTATACTAAAATTATGTTAAGAATAAAATCATTAATTACAAGTATAAGTGAAGTTCCTAGAGAATGGGTCTATGAACATTATTTAAATTTACCAGAAAAGTTGACAGGCCAAGATTTAAAGATTAAATCAGTATTTAATCCTAATGACAAAACTCCTTCAATGTATGTATATTATTCAAAGAACACAACTTATAGATATAAAGACTTTTCTACTGGTAAAACAGGAGATGCTTTAGATTTAATACAGCAGATGTTTAGCTTAAGCACTCGTGGAGAGACTGCTTATAAGATAATTGAAGATTACAATACTTATACTCTTACTAATAAAGAAGATTATAGTATAAGAGAATTTAAAAGACAAACTAAATTCAAAGTAACAAATTTTGCTACAAGAACCTGGACTAACTTAGATAGTAAATTCTGGGGTAAATTCCACATAGGCTCTAAACTTTTAGAGTTTTATAATGTAATGCCTCTAGCAGAATATAAACTTTCAAAAGAAGAAGAAGGTGAAATAAAGGAACTTACTATTAAAGGTAGTAATATATATGGTTACTTTAGAAAAGATGGTTTGTTGTATAAAATTTATCATCCCTATACAAAGGATCATAAATTTATTAAGATAAAAGATTATACTCAAGGCTCAGACCAATTAACTATGGAATTACCATATCTAGTTATCTGTAGTTCATTGAAAGATATAATGGCTTTTACTAAACTTGGATATAAGAATGCTGAGGCAATAGCCCCTGATAGTGAAAATGTTTTGATACCAGAACATGCTATCACAGCATATAAGCATAAATATAAAGGTATCTGTACTTTATTTGACAATGATAATGCAGGAAAGGAATCTATGAAGAAGTATAAAGATAAGTATGGTATACCATATGTTATTCTTGATATGTCAAAAGATTTATCTGACTCTGTAAGAGATCATGGCATTCATAAAGTTAAAGACCAGTTAACCCCTTTATTAAAAGAAAAGTTAAATGGATGAGTTTCAAGATTGGTTAATGACATTAGAACAACAAGACTTAACCAATGAACTTAAAATGGAAATACTTTCAAAGCTAGATGGACTTATTAATAAAGAACTAATAATAATGTTAAAAAACTTAAAAGCATGAGTTGGATATATAAAGGAAGAGTATTTGAAGATAATGACATTCCAGAAAATGGAATAGGTTTCATATACCAAATGTCTGTTATACTTGATGGTAAATCTTATACTTACATAGGTAAGAAGAACTTCTTTTCTAATACTAAAACCAAACTTGCTAAGAAAGCTATTTCTACAGACAAGAGACTCAAAAAATACAAAGTAGTAACCAAATCTGCTTACCAAAATTACTATAGTAGTAATGATGTACTCAAAAAAGCACATAAAGATGGTATGCTTATTCAAAGAACTATCCTTAAGATATGCTTTAGTAAAACTGAATTAACTTATCAAGAAGTTAAGCATCAGTTTGAACTAGGTGTATTAGAAAATGATATGTACTTGAATGGCAACATATTAGGTAGATTCTTCCGTTTAAAATGAAAATATACTAGGAATGTAATATATTATTTGTATATTTGTTCTATGAGAAAACAAGTAGGAACTTATAGAACATACAAAGATATGTTAGTTGCTTTACCTAAGATTGGTAGACTTCAAGTAGTAGAATTATCACATAAAAACAAATGGGGAGCTTATTACATTAAATGTCAATGTGAATGTAGTAATGTTATTTCTACAGATTTTTCTTCTTTAAATAAATTTAAAGTACAATCATGTGGTTGTTTACAAAAAGAAGCTGTAAAACATACTGGTGTAAAAAACAAGAAATATACAGTTGATGTAAATAAACTAGTAGATAATGAAGTAACTGCTTATATAGCAGGTCTTTATGCAGCAGATGGTTCAAATGAAAAATCTGGTATTTCACTTGGTTTACAAAGCCAAGACAAAGAAATACTTGAAAAAATAAGTAATTATTTTAATTATACAGGCCCTTTATATACAATGAATAAATCTAAGACTAATAAAAAACATAATGTAAGATTAACAATCTCTGATAGTTTATTTAGAAAGTTTTTTGAAGAAAGAGGTATTATAAAAAACAAAACACTTGATTACAAAGTCCCTGATTTTTATTTATATAATCCTCACTTTTGGAGAGGTATGCTTGATGGAGATGGATGTATCTTTAAGTATGCAAGAAAGTATACAATTTATGGAATATCTTTAGTTGGTACAAAACATACTATTGATGCATTTAAAAAGTTTTGTGAGTTTGTATTAAATAAATCTGTTAATGTAAACCCTTATAAGATTAAATCTGATATAGATATATATTCAATAAACTTTGTGGGCAAGATATATATTCCTTTATTAAAAGTTATATATGATAATTCTATAGCAGACATGTATATAACAAGAAAGTACAATAAGTACTTGGAAATTATTAATTAAACAAAAAAAATAATGGCAAAAGGATTAGAATTAATGCTAAGATTAAGGGATCTTGGTATAGTAAGTATATATGCAGAATTTTCTGGTGGTGGTGACAGTGGAGCTATTGATGATATGAATTACCATTTATCAGATTTTACAATTAGTAATGATTTTGCTAAAGCTAATGAAGAACTTGATAGTGATGTAAATGATTATTGCTATACTTTACTTGATAAGGGAAACATAGAAGATTGGTATAATAATGAGGGTGGAAATGGTACTTTAAGTATAGATACTAAAACTGGTGAATATAGTATTGAAGTTAATATTGAATATAGAGAGTATACTACTTATAATCATGAAGGTACTATAATTGAAGATTAATGGCACATCCATATGACCACAGCCGCTCATCTGCTAAAAAGTGGGGAGGGGAACCTGAAGAGTATTTACAATATCATGAATGGTTTGATGAAACTAAAGCCTGGGTAGGTCACTCCTATCACAGAATGTTTAGACATCACTCAGAAGGCATCTTTCAATTAGAAGAAATCTTTGGAAAGTTTATGATTAACTCTATAGGAAAAAGAGTATACATAAGATACATTGGAGAACAACATGTCAAAGAAGACTGTAACAATCACATACCTTCAGCTAAAGAATGGCTGGATAATATATCAAATAAAACAACACCTTTATGGATGATCAAAACACTAAAAATAGAAGACTAAAAGAAAAATTAGTTATTGATTCTGAAACTTATGATAGGTTAACAGAAATGTTACAGAGTACAGAAGAAGATCAAGTAGTTGCACTAGAGTGTATCAAGAATATGGACAAAAAAAAATCATTAATCTATACTTTATTTTTAAGAAAAAATAATCTAAAAACTTTTGGATTATGGCATGAACACTGTTTTAAAGTATTAAAATATCATGCATCTTTAGGTATTTCTAAAGATAGTAATAGTATTAGATATAATGATATAATGAGAATCATGAAAGAGCAAAACAATAAAGAAGAAAATCTAAAAGTTTTTATGAAAGACTTTGCTAGATTTCTTAAAGATAGCATGTCTACTACTTATTTTGATTTTATTCATGATATACAAATTGAAGTAACCTTAAAAAAACAAGATGAAAAACAAAAGTGAAGAACTAGCTAAGGCTAGTAAAGATTTGATGTTAAAAGAAGCCTTCTATGGCCTCTTTCTTATTATGCTTAATAAGCAATGGAGTACAAAAGTACCTACAGCTGGTGTAAGCAGACTAGGAATTAACTATCAATTATATCTCAATGAAGAATTCTGGGATAAGTTAACTCCTGATCAAAGGATAGGATTATTAAAGCATGAGATTTTACATATTGCTTTCTTTCATATCACAGATTATGATCACTTAAGTGATAAAATGATAGCTAATATTGCTATGGATATTGAAATTAATCAATATATTGATAGTATCTTCTTACCACCTGGGCCACAACTTCCTGAAGTATATCCAGAATTAAACTTAGAACCTAAGAAAGGTACTAAGTATTATTATGATAAGTTGATGGAGGCTAAAGAGAATCCAGGTACATGTCCTAATTTGGATAAAATGATTGAATGTAATGAAAAAGGAGAAGGTGGAATCACTGTATCTATTAATGGACAAGGAGAAGTTGAAGTTAAATTACCAGATCATGGAACATGGGAAGAGTTTGACAATCTAGATGAAGCAACTAAGAAGTTGATTAAAACACAAACAGAGCACATACTGAAAGAAGTTGTAGATCAAGTAACAAAATCCAGAGGAACTATCCCTGGTGAAATGGCTGAAATCATTGATAAAATTTCTAAACTTAATCCTCCAAAGTTTAATTGGAGAGCTTATGTAAGAAGATTTGTTGGTGGATCCATTAAGACATTTACTAAGATGTCAAGACAAAAGCCTAATTTTAGATTTATTGAGAATCCAGGATTAAAGCACAAAGAAAAAAGACATATCCTAGTAGCTGTAGATACATCAGGTTCAGTAAGTACAAATGAACTTATAGAATTTTTGCATGAAATACATCACATTAGTAGATCTGGTACAGAAGTTACTCTTGTACAATGTGATACAGCAATTTCCCATATTGGTAAATTTGATCCTAAGAAGGATTTTGAAATTCATGGCAGAGGTGGTACTAATTTTCATCCAGTAACAGATTACTATGATGCAAACAAAAAGAAATATAACTGCTTGATCTATCTTACTGATGGAGAAGCACCTGCACCAGATAAGTGTAGAGGTCCTGTATTATGGGTTATATCATCTCAGTCTGAGCTTAATACAGACTTAAAAGGTCTACAAATTAAATTAAATTAATATTCAAAATAAAAATATATGTCAACAACAAGTAATAAAATTAGCTTAAACTCAGAAGAATTAAAGTCATTCTTAACTTATATTTATAACAATAACAAAGTATTATCTGAAAAAGGTTTAGCTGTACAAGCAGTAAACATTGAAGGTGAAGCTGGTGGTGGTAAGACTTCTACTATTTTACAATTAGCTAATGAACTAGGAATGGAATTAGTTAGAAAGAATTTAGCAGAGTTAGAAGATGTATCTGATCTAGTAGGATATCCATGTAAAGAACATGAAATGATAGCTAAAGATGGTACTAACCGCTGGGTAGTTGAAGGAGCAATTCCTCAATATATTACTGCAGGTCTTAAACCATCAGGAAAAATTAGAATGACTCATGCTTCTCCAGAATGGATTAATGGTAGAGAACAACCAATGATCTTATTATTAGATGATTATTCTAGAGCAAGTGAGAAGTTTATTCAAGCTACTATGACTTTATTGGAAACACAATGTTATAATAACTGGTGTTTACCTGTAGGATCTATGATCATCTTAACTTCTAATCCTGATAATGGAAACTATTCTGTATCAGCAATGGATGGTGCTCAAAAGACTCGTGTAATTAATGTAAACTATAAGTTTGATGTTAATGTATGGGCTAGATATGCAGAGAAAACTGGTATTGATTCAAGATGTATCAACTTCTTGTTATTACACCCAGAGTTAATGGATGCTGAAGATATCAATGCAAGAACTGTAACTATGTTCTTTAACTCTTTAATGTCTATTGATAATTTTGCTGATCAATTACCATTGATTCAACAATTAGGTGAGGCTACTACTAATCCAACTTTTAGTACTTTCTTTACTACATTTATTAATAATAAATTAGATAAGTTAGTAACTCCTAAAGACATGTTATTACACCAAAATGAAACTTATATCATTGGTGAATTAAACAGTTGTATTGGTGTAGGTAATGACTATAGAGCTGATATTGCAAGTGTATTAGTAACAAGGTTAATTAACTTTACTTGTAACTATGCAGAAGGTAATACAATTACCCCGGCAGTTACAGAAAGATTAACTAAGTTCTGTACTGGTGAAGTATTTACTAATGACTTGAAATATATCATTGTAAAGAAAGTAATCAATAGCAATAAAGCTAAATTTCAAAAGTTAATGCTTAATGCAGAAGTTGTCAAGATGGCAATGAAGTAATTCAAATAAAAATATATGGACAACACACAAACAATAATAGCTTCTCCTGTAAATGGAGAGGCTGTTATATTAGATGAAGAATCTACAAAAGTACTATACAAAATGTTTAAAAGTAATGATACAGCTGATCATAAGATGGGTCAGTTAATATTAAACACTTGTGATGTAGAAAAATCAATTTATTATATCTGGCAATTAGCTAGATCTGTATATCCAAGTTTAATGGTAAATTTAAGAACAAAAGCTAGTAGAAACTTTAGAGATCAATCAAGATTATTCTTTATTAGTCAAAAAGGATCAAGAACTTTTTCTGAATTCTTAACTACTCAAGGGTGGAATACTCCTGAAATCTTTCAAAAACTAGAAGAAGATATAATTTCTGGAACTATTGGTCAATGTAGAAATAAATACTATAATGTAACATTGACAATAAAAGAAGAATACAAGCACTTAGCTTTAAATGTTGAACCAATTAATGTAGAAACCTATGGTAAATAAACAAACAGCAGTCTATATAGATAGAATGCCAATAAAAAATAGTAGTTATAATTCAGAGTTAAAATATGATATTAGAGGAGTATCTAGTACTTATTCACCTTTAAGTATTCTTAAAGGACTTTATGTTCCTGCAGCTAAGGATAAGCTTTTTATATTTCCTAATTGTAATATTCCAAGATTTAAAGTAAAATCTTTTTGTGAATCTACTGATACAGCTGTAGTGAAATTTAAAGAAAAAGCTAATATCTGGTTTACTAATAAAGAAAATATAGATACAGAGCTTATTGAAAAACTTTATAATACAGACTGTATTACAAAAAAAGCAATGTTAAAGTATCTTGCGGCAACTAAAGTAAGATGTTCTAGTGAGCATTTACAGCAAATTATTAAATTAATTGAAGATATTGAAAGTACAGAAGCTGATTTTGTTATAACAACTTATACTATAAAAAATGCTATAAAGTCAGCTGGTGCTTTTAATGGCCCTGTATATGATTTTATGGACAAACAAGATCTTGTTAGAGAAGATGCTAATGGTAATGACTTACCTCTTACTGATGATCAACAAGAATTAGTTGAAGCTTTTGATATGACTCTTTATGAGTTTGAAAGTCCTGAAAAAGAGGTTCTTTATAATAACTTACTGACTCATGGTAATGTATATGATGAATCTGCTTTAGCATCTTTATTAAATGCTGAACTTATAATGGATCAAGAAATCTATGAAGGTGTAAAAAACTTATTTGAAAGTTCTGATAAGGATAATAATAAAGTAGATATGGAATCAATGGCCAATTGTAATTATTTAAAATCAGCTGTTTATTTATTACTACTAATGAAAGAGCATAGAAGACATATGGCTAACTCAGATATGAAAAATCATATAAACTTTAAAAGTTTATTAAAGTTTTTTGATGTTAATATAAATTATAGTGAAGTATCTTATGATGATATTGTATATAAACTTGTAGATAAAAATATAATGACATATGAAAATATGGCTTTAATTTTACCTGAAGCTATAGAATATGTTAATGATCATGGTAATAGCACATACTTTAAAATGACTAATGTAGAACCTGCAGATGAGATTAAGAAATTAATGGAGCTTAATAAGCAAGCTCAAGTTGTTGTACCAGAATTAATTGAAGAAAAACCAATAACAGACCTATGATAGATACTAAATCTAAAAAAACAATTGCTGAGTTAGAGAAAGAGTTTTATGAAAAGCCTTTTATATTAAGTTATTCAAGCTTGAATAAGCTTTTATTCTCTCCAAAGATGTATTATAATCACTATGTTCTCAATCAAAGAGAAGATAGAATTGACTCACATCTTATTGATGGAAAAGTTATTCACTGTTTAATGTTAAATAACCATGAGTTTGAAAATAATTTTGTACTTTTACCATCAAATCTTCCAACAGGCAACTCAAGAATAGTTATAGATAAAGTACATAGCATTTTAAAATCTATGGATCCACAGCCAGCTACAGAATTTACACTAGCTAATTTAGGTGCAGAAATTTTAGAAATACTCAAAGAGATCAACTTACACCAATCCTTAAAGACTGATGACCAGAGGTTATCAAAAATCATCACAGAGGAAACAATCAGCTACTTTGAATTTTTAAAATCTAAAGGGAATAGGGACCTAATAGATAGTGAAACATTACAAAGATGCAATGAGGCAGTAACTTTACTGAGAGCAGACAAAAAGGTTTGTCAATTACTAGGGTTATATAACACAGAGATGGAAAACATAGACATGTTTAATGAAATAGCTTTGTCTTCAGATAATGCAGGAATAGGAAATATTGGTCTAAAGGGAATTGCAGATAGTATTCAAATCAATAATGATAAGAAAATTATTTACATCAATGACTTAAAGACAACTGGTAAGACTATCACAGACTTCCCAGAAACAATACAGTTCTACAACTACAATGTCCAAGCAGCTATTTACACCCGACTTGTCAAAGATGTATATAAACATATTATTACTTCTGATTGGAAAGTTATCTTTAACTTTATTGTTATTGATAAATACAATCAAGTGTATTGTTTTGAAGTATCTCCTGTAACATTAGCTGTATGGCAAGATGTATTAGTTGATAAATTAATTGAAGCTAACTGGCACTACAAGAATAATAATTATAGTTTACCTTACAAATTTGCATCAAGTCAAGTAATTTTGTAAATTTATAATTATATGGCCATAACATCATTGTATAAAGACTATTTTCAGAAGAGTAGGATATTTATGTATCCTATCCTGGAAATAAAGAGGGGAGCAAGTGTTACCCCTATTGAAACTTATCTGAGCTGGGAAAACCAGTATAGTTTATGTGACAGAAAATTAATCTGTCATTATCATCTTAGAGATGATTCAGAGTTTACAGTTTTTGAAAAAGAAAAATTGTTAGGCAACAAGCTCTTTTATGACTTCAAACAAGTTGAAGATAATAAAGGAGTGTATGTATTTGACTTTAATCCTCATGCAGAAGACTGGGATAACATAAGAGCTGGTAAATATTCAAAGCTTAGTCCTAACTATAAGAAAAAGATAGAAAATTTTTATGGTAAAAAGGACTCAAACTTTGCTTATATTGAAAGTTATATGAATCCTGAAAAGTATTACAAAATGTATTCAGAGATGATGGGAGTAAAAGAATCCTTGTTAATGGAAGTAGGAGAATTATGTTCTCATGTGGACTTTAATAAAGAAACTCTTAAAACTTGTATAAAAAATTTGGAATTTAACTCAAAATTGACTTAATTTGTGAAAATTAAAACCAACTAGAAAATGACAAACTTAAAAACAATGCTGTTAGTAACAGCTCCCTGGTCACCTGATGAAAATACTTTCAGAATGATTCCAGCAAGTAATGACTCTCCTTACTTAGATGTAGTGTATAATAAAGACAAAAAAGCTTTAGAAATTACTTCTACATATAAGAGAAATGAGTATGCTATGTTTGCTAAAGTTAATGAAAATGGTGATCCAGAATTAAGAAAATCTCCTAAAGAAGATCCTGAGACTGGTGAAAAAACTGTTATCAAGCAAGAAAGAAAACTTGCTGAACAACTTCAGAAATATTTCATCTTAGATCAAGCAGAAATCATTGCTTTTGTACAGTTTTTTGCAGTAAATGCAGATAAAGTTGATTATATGCAGCACTTTATTGGTGCTGTTGTTGAGGCTCCTAAGCCTTCTATCATTATGCCTTAATAGTAATATTAGGCTAACCTATAGGGAGTAGAGAAATCTGCTCCCTTTTTTTTACACTATAAGGGGAGACAGCTAAACTGAATATAACTAATATGGCAAAAAACCATTATGT